AATATTTTAGAAAAGATTGGATTTTAGTTGATGGAGATTATCAAGAGGATTTTGTCGAAGTTTATTATGGATAATAGAAATAACTATATTGATTAAGTTTAATACATGAGATATTAAAATCAATGCATAAGCCACAGAATCGACTTTAAGCAATGAAAATATAAAAATAATATAAAAAATATTAGGAGGGTTAAAATGAAAAAATACACAATTAAAAGCACTTCAAGAGAGGGAACATATTACCTTGTTAATGGATGGAATAAGTGCAAAACATTTTGGTTTAATGAAAAATCAGTATTTGAAGATGTAGAAAATGCAAAAAGATTTTTCTTTAAGAAGCCAAGTCAAGCAAAAGCAAGTTTAACAAGATTATTAAAAGTCATGGATGATTACAAAAGTGATAATTTTGAATTAGTAGAGTTTGAATAACAAATAAAAGGTTATTTAAAATAATAAAAATAATATAAATATATGGAGGGTGTAAAAATGAAAGAATTTATTGTCTTAACTGGTGAAAGTGTTATAACCGAAAAAATAATGCAAGCTGAAAGTTTAGAAAAATTAATTGAAAAAATAAGCAATACACAAAGGGGAAAACCTGCATTTAAGAATCCACTTGAGCTTAATACAATCTTTGGTGTTTTGTCATCTATTATTTTACAAGTTTCCTTAATGGAATATCAAATTTATAAAAATAAACCATTTAATTTTGAAAACTTACTATATACACATCATAACGAAAAATTTTTCAAGTGAATAAAATGCATGTTTTATAAGCTAAACTATAAAAATAAAACGTTGAAATATTAATAAAAATTGGAGGACTATGAAACGATTTGTAGACAGGGTAAGATGGTAAGGATATAAACCTATTAAGATGTAAATATCTTTTGCCTAATCGCAAATAAGAGGCTTGTAGGAGGTAATAATGAACGATATAAACGAAATCGAGAAGCAATTACAGGGATTGCAGCGAGAAATCGCAAATTTAAAAAAAGATAAATCTACTACTTGGGAAGAAAGAGAAGGGAGGGAATACCGGAGAGAATATGTAAAAAATAAATATGACGTTATAAAAACACATTTAGACAAAGGACAAAAAGAGATATTACAAGAAGAATTTAAAAAAGACGGGTACAATTCATTGTCAGCAGGACTTCGGCAACTTGTGATTGATTACTTAAAGAGGAGGTAAATAAATGTTAGTAGGTACATCAGAGGGGATATTAAATCCCCTCTTTTTGTTCTTCTATTAACCTGTTAAGTGTCCTTAATAATTTCCCGTTTTCCTTGTTGGCTATCTGATTGTATGTCCTTTTTTGCGGGTCTTTTTTAACCACGTCAATCCAATTTAATTTCTGGAAATACTTGTATTCGACAATAAACTGCTGCGTTGGTGTTAAAGTTGGAATTATGTCGTCAATTAGCCTTTTCTGTTCGTATAGGCTTGTTAGCTTTTCTGCAATGTAATCAGCTTCCCTGACATACAATTCTTTTAATTTGTCAATTTTTATTACCTTGTCCAAGGTATTATCGCTTATGTCTGTTCCCTTCGGCATATCGCTAATTACAGAAGCGTTGACTGAATAATGTTTGTCCAACTGTTCCCGGATATTTCCTAAATCTTTTTCGTAGTCTTTTATCCACTGGTTTAATTTTGGATAATTATACAACAACTTTTTTATTTGTTCGTTTGTCAATACTAACCTCCTTTATAGACTCTCTGTCTGTTTTGTGCATGGTTGTTTTATAGCGTTTAGTTTGGAATAGATAGAAACATTCGTATTCTTTTATTAGTACCGCAGGGATGTATTTTTTAGGCGAGCGGTTATCCTCATTATCCTCTGGAAGCAAACAAGGTATTTTATAGGTTTGTCCTATTATTAGTTCCATGGCTACCCCTCCAATTCCTTCAAGAAAACATCAACTTTTCTTTCTAACTTCTCTAAATCGTCTGCTACAAGGTAGTAATCAAATATTCTATCGTCAAGTGCTGTTTCTGACTTATGGTTTCGTTGTTCCTCTGTTAGCGGGCTTATAAAGTTTGTCCTAACCACACATACACTTACAACATCATCAAAAGTATTTTTCATTAAGTCAATTTCATCCGGGAACCTTGTATCTGGTATAAGTACATAGTTCCATTCGTCATAGAATACTTCTAATATACTTTTCACATATCCCGCCCAAAAATTAGGGTATTTTGCTCTTATTCTATCTGTACCTATAACTTGTAATAACGTTCTGCCTTGCTCGTCTTTCTCGCCATTCCAACCAAAGAAAGTTTTACAAGTGTATTTTACTAAATCGCCATAATGTGCTATTAATACTTTTTTGCCTTTAGCTTCAAGTTTAGCTTTCATCATGTTTGCAGCACTATCTTTGCCTGAAAATGCCTTGCCTGATAGTAGGATTATTTTCATTTTGGTATCTTTTGACTTCCATTCGTCATAATCCATACATTCCCACTCGTCATGGTCTGAACATTGAGAACAATCGAAATAATCATCAAGATGTTTACAATTATCGCAATTCTTTTCGTTTTCCTTTTTATCTTGACTTCTAATTAACATTTAATATTCCTCCTTAAAATCCTATCGTAAGTTCAGATTTTTCATAAAATATTTTCTTATTCTTTTCTAAGGCATATTTCTTTTCTGCCTTTGCCCCCTTGCTACTTTCCCAATCTTTCAGCATATACAATCCATCACATATATCAATCATTGCATAATCAATATGTAAATGTTGCTCCCATGAAAACATTGGCGGTACAACTGTCGGATTCAATACTGCGTGTCCCATTTTTAATAGTTTTTCCTCTGCTTGTTTAAATTTTTCTTTGTAGTTAAAATCATTGGAAATTGCTCCTGAAATGTAGATAATCATTTAATACCCTCCCTCATTCTCTAATAACCACTCTTTAAACTGTATATTGCTTTCTATGTTTCTCTTTTGCACTTCCTCGAACCCTTTTATCCACTTTTCCTCCTTTGGGAACCGAATTAACGGCTCCCGTTTTCATTTCTTTTTCTTCTTATTATCCCTATAAATCTTCTTCAAGTCCTCGTACAAAATCCAACCTTCTTTATCGCCATGCTTTAAGTTCCTGCATACCCAAATTAATTCAATATCCGGGAACCTATATTCAAATAGTTTACGTCTTAATTCCCCTTGCTGTGTCGCTGTACCTATGCTCTTTACGTCAACTGCTGTCATACTATCGTCAAGATGAATTATTTTGAAATCTGGCGTATATGTCATTGCTCGCCTTTTCCGTCCAAAGTATTCAAATTCAGGTAAAAGTTCATATTTTGGTTGTAGAATAAAATCTTTTATAAGCCCATTTTCTTTTTGTGATTTAAGAAGTAAATAATATAAACTTTCGTCTCTGCTATCGAATTGTATTTCGTCAATGACTACTTTTTTGTTCTTGTATTTACTAATTGCTATCAACTCCTTTAAAATGGTACATCAACTAATCTAAAATCAATACATTTATAACCATCTTGCTTTTTAGCCCATCCGATAACATATTTTAATGGTTCATATGCTCCTGCTCCTATAATAATCTGTTCTGTGGTATATTCGTCTACTATAAAGCTATCTGTTACGCAATCGCCCATTGCTTCCCCTTGAGTGGTATCAGCGAATACCTTTTCACCCGCTTTTAATCTAATAGCCAATGGTACTTGAAATAAATAATTCTTTTCTTTGTCGCTGTGGTTTATAAATACTAAATTGTAATATTTCATAAGTTCTCCTTTTCTTATTTTTATTTATATTGTTGTATTTATAGTGAGCTGCTCACCGCTTAATCACATTCGTTGAAAGCGTTAAAAACTCTCCTTTATTATAATTTTAATTTACTTATTAAACTACTATGTATAAATAACTTTTCAACATCTTTCTTTCGACTACTTTTATCTAATGTTGTAGTCAATTCTTTGCTCCATATCTCTATAAAGTCATCTGGAGCATTATATTCACTACAGAATACTATATTGTTTTTTGATTGTTCTCTTACCCAATCCCAATATTCTTTATGGTTAAAATCATCTTTGTACTTTGTAGTTCCTTCATATGGTGGATCGCAATATATTACTGCATTATGTATATCTAAATCTTTATAATTTTTCGTTTCAAATATTACATCTTTTAAATTTTTAATTTGTTTTAACACATTTCTAACAGCTTCATCGTAATAATTTCGCTCAGTTCCTATTTTAGTTTTTACAATTCCTGCGTATCCACCAAACCACTTTGCATTATATGTTGCACAAAATCCAGCTAAAGCTACTATACAATGTGCATATTTATTTTTGTTGTTTTTAATATCATTATATAGTTCTTTTGTCATGCTTATATTATCTAATGGATTCCAACCTCGTTGTAGTTCTTTGAAAAATTCAATTAGATAATTATTACTATCATATCCGTATCTGTGCTTACATTTAATATGCTCAATCATATTAGCCCCACCGACAAAAGGTTCTATGTATGTATCTGTATTTGTTTGTTCTATTATGCTATTTATGATTTTTGATACATCTTTCGCTATTCGGGACTTACTTCCCATATATTTCAATTGAACATCCCCTTTTTAATTTAATCTAATAAAATTCTTGTCTTAATTTGAAAGTGGATACAGTGGTTCATATAAACTTTCAAACAGTGGTTTTAAATTATCGCTCATTCTTCCTCAACCTCGATTTCTTTTTGTTTCTCAACGACCAATTCTTCTTGAAATAGTCTTGTCATGATTACAGTATCAATGTTTTTCCAAACTTCTTCAGGGAGGTTAATCTTTATTTTCTTTTCATCAGGTAGGTAATCTACTTGGAATATGTCGCTCATCTCACTCATCTCCTTCCTCGTAAAAATTCGTGTATTTATATGCTTCATCAAAATATAATTTGTACGCTTCTTTTTCTTTCATTTTTGAATTGTATTCTTCAATTTTGCATTTTTTAAATAAATCCTCTGCTTCCGCATTAATCCTTTCCTCGTCATCTTTTTTAATCAAATATGGTCTTGGAGGTGTAATATTTATCAACACATTGTTTTCCTTTAAAATGTTTATTATCTGGTTATACACGCTTTGCAATCCTTTCATACTTTCTCATTCCTCGCTTTACTCAATTTCTTAGCCGAATATTAAATCTAATAATCTGCTTCTAATTTCATCGTTAATAGGACTTCCAGATGCTTTTGGATGACCACCACCACCATAAAATTTAGCAACATCTTTTCCTAAATCAATATCATTTTTTATTCCTCTATAACTTACTGATTTATCTATATTTACAATTACAACAAAATCTATATCTGGGTTTAATTCACACAATCTATTGCCTAATTCACTATGAAATTGTTCGGCAAATACTACTCCAGCTAAATATCCATTAATTTGTCTTTTTAGTAAGTTCTTGTTTTTCGATTCAATATATTTATCTATTTTTTCTTGTTCTAATTCAAGTAGCAATAAATCATCACTATTTAATAAAACTCCATCATTCTTTATTTTGTTTTCAATGTTAATTAAGAATCTTTCTCTACCCAATATATAAAATAAATCATTTAATTTTTTAGGAAAATCATCATTGTATTTTTCTTTCCATAACCAAGTATCATATTTTCTCACAGTATCAGCAAAAATTCTAATACTTTCACTTTTCTCTAAAAATTCTAATGCAACCAACTCTTTATAAAACATATATGTGCCAGATGTTTTTTCTTGTAATTCATTTTCAATTACATTAACCTTTGCCCACCAATATTTATTTAACCACTCTGCTGTTGGATGATGGTCTAGTGTTGTGAGCATTTCATTTAAAGGATTTGTATTATGAATAATTTCAGATACATCTTCATTTATTGAAATATCTGTAATATAAATATGGTCATAATTATCATATTCTTTATTATTGATAAATTCTAAAACTATATCGTTCACGTTGTTATAATCTACATAGCTTATGTCAATATTTTTAAAAGCTAATTTTCCTAATACTGCACATCCTATTCCATCTAAATCAGTATGTGTAAATAATTTTACTCTCATTTCTTCAATCCCTCTCTTGTTTTTTAGTTTAATTCTATTTCCAATCTTTCGTATTTTGCGTTTTCAAGTTCATTTAACCATTTATCAGATTCTAACTTTTCTTCAAATAGCTTAATAAAATCCATTTCTTCTACTTTTCCATTATCATAAGAAACACATTCTGCACAAAGCCCTATATGCATTAATATCACTTTTAAATCATGCTTATTTAAAACTAATCTATTATTTCTAATCTTCATACTATATCCCCTTTTTTTAACTTATTTTTCAATTTAGAATGGCAGGTCATCCAAATCGTCCACCGGCGTAAATACATCCTCATCTGGGAAATCTGCAAAATTATTTTCGCTTGGAGCATTGCTTGTCTCTTTTTTGCTTCCTAAAAATTCTACTCTATCTGCTGTTATCTCTGTGTTATAGTGCATTTTGCCTTCTTGGTCTTTATAATTGTTTGTTGTTACTCTGCCTTGAATTGCTACTTGACTACCTTTTGAAAGGAAGTTAGCACAATTCTCCGCACTTTTGCCAAATACTTTAATGTTTAAAAAATCTGCTGTTGGTCTACCTTGACTAATAGCCTGTTGTTTCTTTTCTCCATAAAGTCCTTTGTCTACTGCAAGATTAAATGAAGCAATAGCCATTCCTGTACTTGGTATAAATTTAAGTTCTACATCCCTTGTAACTCTCCCTATAAGCACTACATTATTCATAGTTATTCATCCTCCATCATATTTTTAATAGTTTGCTTAACTTCTCTTATTTCTGCCTTTAATTCATTAATGCTTGTTGCCTGCGATGTATTGATTTTAATTCTTAAATAATCATTCAAAGCGTGTTCAATATTTCCGTAATAACCTACATTCGATTCAACCTCTTTTCCTTTGTTTTTACCAGATTGTCCTATTGATATTTTTGTTAATATTACATTCCTCTCGTCGCTTGTTAGCTTGTAATCATTGTCAATTCTAATGTTCATTTTTTCCTCCTATAACATTTCTGATATTTGAATAAGATAGTTGTTGATTAAGTTATCATTCTTTCGTGCTATATCTTTTAATCTGTTAATATAACCTGAATCAACTAACGTTCCTCCCTCTGTCGGTGCTTTTGGGGAATTGTCTAACTTTTCTCTTATTCCGTAGATTAGTTTTTCAATCTCTGCTTGTTGATTTTCAATCTCATTAATTAGTTGTCCTACCGTTAGTTCTACTGGTGTATTTGCTACACATTCTTCAAATCTTCTTGGGTTCATTTTTTCCTCCTATATTTTTTAAAATTTCATTTGTATAATACTTATCTACTGTCAGTAGATTTTTGTTTCAACGTACAGCCATTTAAACGTATCATAGGCGAACGAAATATGTTTTAACGACTATTTACTCGCCTTGCAAATTATCTTTGCTTAAATCGGCTATTTTAACCTTGTCCAGCTTCTTCTCGTGTTAGGAATACTGTTTTTCCAATCACTACATAAGCCATTGCCACAAGCATATAATTGTCCATCTTCGCTTGTTAATCTATTCATTTTCTACCTCCATAATTTCCATAGTAGGCATACATTGATATGTGGACGTTTCTTCAGATAATTCAGATACTTTTTTCAATAGTTTAAATTCATTTTCTTTTAATTCCATTTCAAACGATGTGCAATCATCACAACCGATTAAATTAATTTTATATTTTTTCATTCCTCCACCTCCTTTATGCTTTTTCATCATCATCATTCCAATCATCGCAACAATAATCTTCATTAACATATTCGTCATACAATTTGCAAATTCCCTTACCTTTAAATGTTTCTTTGTAATCTAAACAAGTTTTGCAACTATTCATTTTCTACCTCCACCCTTTCAAACTCAATCACCCATACCCACGGGTTTGTGTCCCATCCGTAGCCACGTTTGGCATTTAGTCCGTCCCAAAGTGACTTAAAAAGGATATCTCTGCATTGTTGTTGCAACTCAGGAATATGTTTCTCCCACGGGAAAGAGTTACCGATTCTGCAACCTTCTTCCCACGCATCCTTTGGCGTTATCTCCTGCAACCTCTCAACCCTAACATCAGTTACTTTCAGGAATATTCTTGCTGCTTTCTTCGGCATGTGGATTGATGGTTTCCATCTGAAATCTGTCGCTCCATAACTTGCACGATACACGTATTTACACTTACATTCTCCACCTAATGCCGGTATCCCTGCTTGACATTTTACGCATTCATGAATACTCCATGTTTCCCTAACATAGAGAATATCTCCGACTTCAAAAGGTATGTTTTTCCCTTCACTTTTAGCTAAACTTATATTTAGCCAATCTTTAGATAAATCAAATCCATAATGTTCGAATCTGTAAACACCATTACCTATATATGCTATATTTTCTTCATAAACAGGTTGATGTTTCAAAACTCTCCTTGTAACAGTCTTTCTGCCTTCAAGTATTGCCTGCACCATTCCTGTGTTAAATAGTATTGGTTTTGCATTTTTTAATAGTTCTTCTCTATTCACTGTCCTACCTCCTTATACGGTTCAGGCAATGATTGCCATGCTAATATTTCATAGCTGTCACATTGTTCTATTCCGCCTATCCATAACGCTTCATCATCAAGGTCATATTCAACTATTTCATAATAATGTGGAACTGTTCCTGTATTTTTTATAATATCCTCAGCTGTTAAATCTGTAGGTCTCCACGCTACTAAATAACATCCATATTCCTCGGGCAATCTCTCGCTTACAGGAATCCAGCCACCATTTAATTGTTTTTCAAGTGCTTCGATACACATTTGGACTTGAGGATTACAAAATTTAATCTCGTAGAATATATAATCATGTCCTATGTATGGTTTTTGATGTTCTTTCAGCTTCTGTATTAGTTTTTCTATACCATTCATTTTCTACCTCCCAATCTAATTTTTGTCCACATCTGCTACAAAATAAGTTATTTTCATCAATTCCTTCATCACATTCAGGACAATACATATAAACAATATTTTTAGGATATGTGAATTTCTTTATTTTCTTAGGCATCTGTTTTTCAAGTACTGATATTGCTATTAAATTAGCATTGTATATATCTTGATTAATCTCATTTTGCAGTTCTATTGGATAATCTTCGCCTGTGTTAGGGTTAAATTGCATCAGTTCATTATCCATTTTTAAAGCTTCTATTGCTTTCTCTATATCATTCATTTTTACCCTCCTTCATTAACTCAACTATTTCAATTACCATAAATTCTAATGGTATGACTTTAGTTTTAAGCATTTTTTCACCTCCTGAATTTAATTAGTTTCCTTTGGGGAGAGTTTTTGGGTAAAGTTATAGCATTTGTTTGAAATCATATATGCCATCCTTTTAGTTCCTAATAAATCTGCCGTTACGGTTAAATTGTTATTTTTAAATTTCCTTAAATCCTCCTAATATTTCTTGTTCATTCGGCTTTAACTCCAATGCTCCTACTCTTAATTTTTCAAGTATCTGTTCAAAGTTTTCGATATATTTCTCTTGTTGGTCTACTGGTGGTTTAGAGTGATACCATTCCATTGCCTTGTGGAATCTTTCTAAATGATTGTTATACTCTTGTTTAGTCATACTCCACTCCTTAATCCCATGGTGCTTTTACCAATGTTTCTACGAATTGTAATTCTTCCCAATCGTAATGTTTAGTTTCGTATTTTTCGTTTAAAAATCTTTTGCTTTCAACCTCAAATTGCAATCCTACAAAATAATCTTGTATTCCTAAATCTCTGTTTTTGCAGACTTCTATAACGTTTGTGTAGTTATATAGGTCGTTATCGTCACGCCATCCAAATGTTAATTTGCTCTTGGCTTTAAAATCCATGTTTACTCTATGCACTATAAACACATTTTCAACAGCATTGGTTAAGTCGGCGGTTCCTGATATATCTTCTAACCGTAAAAATCCGATTGACTTCCTTGGGTGTGCTACGAATAAAATGTGTACGTCATTGTCTTGTGCATACCTAACCAGTCCCAACACTAATTTTGTTTGTCTTTCGTATTTATCACCGCTTAAACTTTCAAGGTTCATACTCATAAGATTGTCCAATATTACTAAATCAACTTTGTTTTTAGTAATACACTGTTCAACGCTGTTTAATATTTTCTGTGCGTCATTACCGTAATTGTTGTTGTAAATGTAAATTTTATTATCTAACCACTTGTTGATATAATATTTTGTCTTATCGTCAACATAGAAATAATTTTCATATTTTGTCGGTTGCGTGTATAATTTCCCTGCTGCTTGCAACTGCAACCATTCTAAAACTCTATTTTCTGATAATTCCCCTGAAAACAATGCAGTTTTATATTTTCTCTGCACCGCTTCAAGTGCTATTTGCGACATTAAACTCGACTTTCCGCTTCCTCTCAATCCGCTTACACAACTAACCTCGCCTTTGTTAAGTCCGATTATTTTTTTGTCAAGTTTCGTAATACCTGTTTCTATGCTGACTGTCTGACTTCGGTCTTTTGGTTTAATTGTGGTTGAAGTAAAGAATAGTGGTTCATTTGTTTTTAATTCCGGTTTCTTCAAACTGTTTAATCTTGGCTCTAATCTTTTTACTTCTACTCTGTCATAGGCATTAGGTTCATACTTTTTTCTTACGTCTTGCCATGTATATTGACTGCATGAAGCATGAAAGCATTTAAAGCCTATTGCACCGTTGTTTAAAACGAATATAGCTGCGTCTTTTCCTCTGTGAGAAGAATCAAAGGGACATTCTTCTAATATTAATTTCCTCCCTCCATTAAAATTTGCTTGCTCTTTAACCACTATTCCATTACTTGACAACCAACTGTCTATATCAAACTCCTGTGCTTGAAATGTTCTTTTAGGTGGCTCTGGTAAATTCTTCGCTAATTTTATCAATAGTTCTGCGTCATTTACTTTTATTTCATTTGGGTAGTTAACAATCTTGCTTAATCTATGTGGTCGTTCTTTTGTGTTTCTACCCTTAACTGCCATTGTTCCGTATAGTTTAGTAATTCTTGAAGCATTGAATACTGACGTGTCAATCTTTACTTCTTTGTCTGAAAACATCATATCAAGTGCTAATAAACTATCCTTTACTAATTGTGTTTCGCTTGGGTCTAAACTTATCCTGTAAAGTAAATGCGTTCCGCTTCCGGAATAAGCTACTATTGGCTGTTCAAACCCTTCGTTCTTGAGATACCTATAAACTTTATTTGCTTTGTCCTTTGACTTTTGCAATTCTGTGTCCGTTGACGATACTCCGGAAGGTCTTTCGCAATCAATATCAAGCAGCAACCAGTTCCTTTTAACAATATCCTTATCGCTTGTTGTTGGCGTTTTATTGTTTCTGTTAATTTCGATAAAGCAATCCCTTTGTTGCCTTGAATAACAACCCTCGTTTACAGAGTTCATTACAAAATAGAAATTCAGTCCTTGTCTATTCTCGTATTGCTTTAAGTTTTTTAACAGAGTGTCTACGTCTTTAAAATATCCGGAAGCTGTAATGTTGTTACCGATAATTCTTACCTCTGTTAAATCATCAACCATTAATTCAAAAGTTTTTCTGACTTCTAATTCGTTATAGTTCATATCCCTTATATCCTGTCTTTTGTGGTTTATTTATATCTTCTTCAACATTGTCATGCTCATAATTAACATCTAAGTAATCAACATATCTACCGTTCCAAAATGTACTTTCATTTAGAATGTATCTTTTTTCTCTGCCCTTAACTTCTTCTGAATACCTTTCGATACAGCGTATTATTTGTTCCTCACCATATTTTTTTATTAATTGAGGTAACTTCTTATCTCTTGTATCTTTAGTTTTCTTGCCAGGATAAGACATAATTTTTTTAATAAGCGATTCACTATATATATTATTATTTTTTTTATTAATACTGTTATTATTAATACTGTTATTATTAGTGTCTTTATTTTGAATATCTTCAAAATGAATATCTTCAAAATGAATATCTTCAAAATGAATATCTTCAAAATAGGGAAGTTCCAAATTTAATTGATACATATTAGATATTGCTTTCTTCCCTTCCCTTCTCCTAATAACTTTTATATACCCTTTGTCTATTAACTCCTTTCTGTATTTGTAAAACCTGTTCTTGCTTATATTTAAGTGGTGCGTGATTGTGTCGATACTTGGAAATGCTGACGTACCATTACCACAGAATGAAGATAAATAAGCGTAAATCGCTTTTGCTTCAATACTTAAACTTGTATCTGTCATTGTTAACTTAGGCGATATTCCGTAACCTTTTTCAAGTATTCCCGATAGTTTAATTTCGTCTGCCATCACAACTCCCCTTTCCAATTATCTTTTAACCTTTGAACCTCTGCCGGAGTAATTGTAGGTATTTTTAAGCTCTCTGCTTCGCTTATAATTCCGTCAAGAAATATACTCATTTGCAAACTATTAAATTCGCTGCTTCCCATGTAAACCTTAATGTGTATGAAGTTTTTTCCATTTAAGTTCGATTCTCCAAAACGTTCAGAATATTTAACAGACTTTTCAAAGGTTTCCGTCGCTTCCTCTACTACGCTAACAATACTTGACTGTCCGTATCTTTTAAGCATTTGAAAATATATTTCTTCTTTGCCTGCTCTTAATTTATCTGCTATTTGCGTAATCAATGCCCATGCGTAAGAATTGCTGTTTAACGAACGTTTCTTCCTGTAATGGTCTATCTTGCATACCTTAACTTTATCGTCTGTTAAAAGGTCGTATAATGGCTCTATGACGTTTTTTTGGTCTTTAGGTATAGTTAAAAGCAACTCATAATCGCCTAAAAATTCTTGTCTGATTGTTCCTTTAAGGAAGTTTAGTTCAATCATTTAATCACCTATTAATTTTCTGTTGATGTTATTCCAAGTACTTGCTCTAAAGTTAAATCCGTACATTTTGATATTTTCATAGCTATTTTTAAACTTTGACTTTTCCCTCTTAAAAAAGTTACAAGACTTGAATATGGCATTTCTAAAAGCTTGGCAAAATTTATTATAGTTAAATTGTTTTCTGCCATGTACTTAACAACTGCCTGTCTTTGAGGATATTTTTTAATGTAAGTTGCTTTTTGTTTGTTTATTGCTTTTTTCAACTCTTGTTCTATATGCTGTTTTGTAAAGCCAATCTTGTCGCCTATTTCTTGGTAGGTGCTTCCATCTAATCTCATTGTAAATATTTCAATTAGTGTTTTCTTGTCCATTTTTTCCTCCTATAAATAATTTTTTCTTATAAGTTGCATCCACATTTTATGTGAATATTTTTCTTCAAACGCTTGTTGACATTGTTGTATAAGTTTTAAGTCTAACTCTCTGTTGTGGTGTACTCCCTCGCTGCCTGTGTGGCAATATGCACATAAGGGAACTTTTAATCCGTATTTTTCAGATATTTTTCTATTAGCTATTCCCTTAATACAATGGTGTTCGTGTAGTAGTGTTGTCCTGCCACAGATATAGCACTTGTCCCAATTATCAGTTAAAATGCTATTTTTTTTCATTCATTTTCACCAACTTTGTGTAACCTGTCATAAGTTGTTTGTATTCAGCTTTTGTTAGCTTGTCTGGTGTTTCTTTCTTGTATTTGCTTTCACATTGTTTAAATACAGTATCTTTTGGATATCCTGCTTGTTCAGCAATTTTAAACAGTTTTAGTATTTCTTCTTCTGTAACTTCTCCTGTTTCAATTACTTGTCCACGTTTAGAAAATAACTCTTTGCCTTTACTGTCTTTAATTATCAAACCAACTATCTCTCTTTTATGTTCAGTTTCTTTATATTCAACGTGTGATACATAAGCACCATTAAATTGATAGGGATTGACTAATTCATAACCTTTTCCGTTTTGTTTTCCCTGTGTTTCGCAAGCTACGAATATAAAGCCGGCTGTATAAAGTTCTCTGCCAATACCAATATTGAACCCTGCTCTTTTAAAAGCGTCAGATGCTTCACCTTTTTTCTCGTTACCGTCACCGTCTGCTCTGCTTTCAATTCCGCAATCCCATTTCCAAACCCACTGTTGAATGTCTTTATTCCATATTCCTATACCACAATAAAGGTTACCGTTTACTACTTTATGCTCTCTTTGCCACCCCATAACACCAAATACTTCGTCAAGAATATTCATGTCACATCTTGCATCTTTATAAAGTAAAAGCGAAACACCTTTTGCAGATATGCTGCCAACCCTTACGTCAATTTCGTCTGTTCTAAGTCCTCTAAATTTCATTTTCTTCCTCTCTTTCTTCAAAGTATTTATCACAGTAAGTGCATTTCATTTCCATTTTGAAACCTCTTATTTTACAATATCCCACGCTTGGGGAAAGTATCTCGCAATATTTACAATTAAGACATATCTTCGTTTTCGCCATACTTATCCTCTCTTTCATCGCAACCGTCATTAACAGTTACTACATGGTCTTGAATTTCACAGTAGCCTAAATTTCCACCAATCGGCTCAAAATACCAACAACCTAAGCAACTCATATTTCCACCTCCGGCATTACAAATATAGAACTTGTTTTTTCAGTTAAATTCGGGTGCCTTGTAAAGTATTGTAAAATGTCGTACTGTTTAGCTATTGCGTTAAATATTTCAATAGCTTTTCCTTCTGGATATTCTCCTAAAGTTGTCTGATATCCGTTATCGTTAATCTCAATCGCTATTCGTCTATTGTTTATCAGTATTATCTTTGTAACATTGTTAACGTTTACTAACTCTGTTTTATCTTGTGTTCTGATTAGCATTTGCACCCTCCTTTTTATCTGGCTCCCATTTATCGCATCCCATCTCTATCGAAATAACATGGTCTTGAATTTCGCAGTAGCCAATTCCCCCTTTAGGTTCAAAGTGACAACAATCCATACAGGTTGTTGGTTCATCTTCCTCTGCATTTTCTTCTTTTTTAAAATCCAAAAGGTGATTTGATATGCAGTAAAATAACATTCCATCTACTGTGCATTCATATTTATATTTGTAATACTCATTATTGCTTTCTTTTATCGTGAAAGTATCATTTTTTGCAATTTCTAAAAAAGTTTCTTTCGTAACGTGAAATCCTCTTGAATAATCGCTATAACTATAAATTCCTGCTTCTTTATAAGCCTTTGAATTTGCTAATTCTAATTCTTCATTTAGTATCAATGTTTTTATTTTTAATTCTTTTGCAACTTCAATTAGTTTTTCAATATTCATTACAACCTCCTTTTTTTATAAGGTTTGATTTTAACTTCTTATTCTTACGCCAAAAATATATTGCCATTGGAGTAACCCCTTGAATTTTCGCTATTTCATTATCTGTTAAACCTTGGTCGTACAAAACCATTCTTCTGTTGTCTGTCATTTCTTTTCGGTCTAAATATTTTGTATGTTTTCTTATTTCGCTAATTATTTTTTTGATATTCTGGTCTGATTTGTTCTCGATTTCTTCGTCAAGTAACACCCATTGTTTTAGTTCCTCATCGTCTACGTTGCCATCAGAATTAATTATGCTTGCATAATCTTTAATAATGACTTTTAGCCTATCATTCATTACTCCCTCCTGTTTCCGTAAAAATTATCGTGGTAATCTTTTATTGCTTTTTCTCGCCTATTCTTTTCTTGTTCGTCAGCCCATGCAAAGCAACTCTTTTGTTTTACATTCATTACCTTACAAGGCGTACCGTTATATGCACAATTTTTGCAAGTTAAACTTCTGGCTTTTAATAGCTCGAGATTAAGTTCTTCAATCTCTTGTTTAACTCTTTCAATGTCCTGTATAATTTCAATTTCTGTTCTGATAATGTCACCTCCCCTCTATTAGCCATACATCTGCTTTATGTCTGCCTAAGTGACGTTGTAAATGCTTTTTCGACACTCCACCCAAGATAGATTCTTCTTTTTAACGTATCTAACTCAAACCCTAATACATCCGCCCATTGACTCATTGTTTTTGTCTCATTCTTGTATGTTATTAAATGAGAGGTAGTCTTATTGTTAGCTTGTTCTTTTCTCGTTGCCCATCTACAGTTAGCAGGCTCATAATTCCCATTCACATCAATTCGGTCAATTGTAAGATTATCTTTATAACCTGTAGATAATGCCCAATCTTTAAAATTTATAAACTCCTGCCATTCGTCACAAACGGAAATTCCACGTCCTCCATAATTTGAATAACGTGAGGCATTAGGATTAGAGCACCTTGTTTTCATATTAGCCCAAGTTTTATATAATCTTGTTCCGTAATAGTTATGCTTGATTGTACTCATAGTCTTAATTCTCTCAAGGTTTATACAGCCACAACTTCTTGTGTCGCCACATCTCAAAGCTTTTCCATTAATGACCTTCGAGTTTCCGCATTCACATTTACACAACCAATGTGCTTGTCTGTATTTATCTACAAAAGCAAATTCAATAACCGTTAACCTTCCGAATACTTGCCCAGTCATATTAATTCTCAATTAAATACACATCCTTTTTTATTACACCCAGCTCTAAAGCCTCGTCATGTGTAGCAACTGCTATATCCAGTTTGCCGGTTGTTATCGCCCCACCTCTATCCATGACTTCATATTCTTGTCCGTCAATTAAAAGTTTTGTGCCAAACGGTATAGAACTGTCTGCTGCAACTGTGTAATACGGTATTGGCGCTTGTCCTGATGCAGTATAACTGCAATCGCCATCATTACATATATGAGGATAATTTTCTAAGCAGTAATATGTAATTTCAAATTCACCTAAATACTTTCTGTTGTTGTCAACTTCTTCTTGTTGCTCTAACATAATTTCTAACATTTTAATTTGCTCTTGCTTGTCCATTAATTGAGCCTTTTGCTTTTCAATCTGATATTTTAAGACTTGTGTTTGTTTCATGCCTTCTAATCCGTAAACCAAGTGTAGTAACATACTTAATGCCAAGCAGACTATTAATGTTGTTCGCTGTTTTTTTAAACTTTTAATCATATTTTTCCTCCTATGCTCAACAAGCAAATTATTAAGCAAAATACGAATATTAATTCTTCTATATGCTTGATTCTTTTCCCGTTATAAGTAACTTATAAAAAGTTATAAAATTTATAACTTTTATGTTCTTTTCCTTATTCATAGAGTCCGCTTTCGGAATCCTACTTGCGTTTGGTATGACTCTCCAAAGGCTTAAATTCCGATGTAACGACACCGTACACACCAACATAATCCGTTAAGTGAATTATGCTGATTTACCATATTTCATTAGATTTATAGCAGCATTTATGTCCCTGTCATGTATTACTCCGCATTCAGGGCATATCCATTTTCTTGTCGATAAAGATAATTTATCTAAAACATATCCACATTCACTACACGTCTTACTTGACGGATAATATCTATCTGCTACTATAAATCTAATATTGTTCCATTTACATTTATATTCTATTATTCTACGAAACTCGCTAAATGTTTGTTCTTGTATGGATTTAGATAATTTATGATTTTTAACCATACCTTTAACATTTAAATCTTCCATACATACAAACTCTGGCTTGGTTTTCACCAGTTTAGCAGTTTCTTGATGTAAATAGTTTGTACGAATGTCTTTTATTCTTTTATGGACTTTACGAATAAGGCATTCCAACTTAATGATATTTTTAGTTTTCTTATAACGGTTTACACCTCCTTCTTTTTGTTTTTCATATTTTCTCGATAATTTACGTTGGAGTCTTTTTAATTTTTTATTTAGTCTTTTTATTTCTTGACTCTTGTTAATATTAGGTATTTTCCTACCATCATTAATTACTGCTAAATCTTTAACTCCTAAATCAATTCCTATTCCTTCTGAATACTCTTGGTTATTATTAGATTGATAATCAATGCCTACTGTTATAAACCAATTAAAACCATCAAATTTTATTCTTGGATTATAAAATTTATTTGCTGTCTGCAATTCAATTCTATTTTCAGCAAGTTTAACCCATCCTATTTTTTCAAGTTTTACTTTATTATCTTTAAATTTTAAATGTCCTAAATCTTCTCTGTGATAAAACCCTTGTTGTACATCTTTTTTGCTTTTAAATTTTGGATGTCCTTCTAAATCATAAACTGTTAATTGTCTACCTTGTCTTAATGCTTTTTTCTTAGCTTTTTCAGAATAATGTTTGTTTTCTATTCTGAAAAAGTTTTTATAGGCTATGCATAAATCCTTTATTGCTTGTTTTGGTATTTGTGCTGAAACTTCATTTAACCAACTGTATTCATGATTTTTCTTTAGTTGTGTTAGTTCCTTTCTTAACTCTCCATCGTTTATAAACTTGCCACCGTTTTTAAAGTTTTCTAATTGCTTAGATAAAGCCCAATTATAAGCCCATCGTGCTACATCTGCACATTTCTTTAATAAAGTTTTTTGTTTATTGTTAGGTAATAATTGTACTCTAATTGTCTTTATCATCTTCGGTCAACTCCCCTTCTAATATGTTATTCATACTGTTTGTCCTATATCACCTCCGTTACCCAATTATCTCTCCTTTTTGTTATACATTTTGTCTTGTCATTTTAATGTTACCATATCTGGTGTTTTGTGTCAATTTTTTTATTGTTAAGAAAATTTAACACATTTTGTAAAAAAAAGTAATGGCTCTAAATAAAAAATATCCCCCTTGTTATAGGGGGAATTTCTTATCTTAGCATTTCGTTATTCTCTTTGTGGTTAGCTTTGTATTCTTTTACTGCTTTGTCAGCCAACTTAACTATTTCATCACGGATAGTTTTTTGTAACATTGTTATGGATTCTCTGTTGAGTTTATTATCTTTTAAATCGTCAAGCACTTTTTGTTTTGTACTATCTGCAAATCTTGACTGATTTATTAACTTTTCGCAACTTTCTTTGTATCCATCTGGTAATGTTTTATTTACAAGACTATCAATGTAATCAATAGTTTTCCACATAGAACTTATTGACTTATAGTATGCTTTGAACTGATTCTCTGCGATTAGGTCAACATCATCACTCATAACCTTTCTATTCTTATATGCGTTGTTAGCTTTAATTGTTTTATCTCTCAAATCATAGAAGTCATTAACAACATCATTTGAATATGAAGGGTCTGCTTTGAACTTCCTGCCTATCAACTCGCCTGTTTTCATTATTGCAGCCATAGGCATTGCAAGATAATTATACTTATCTTTTAAAGTATCTGCATCAACATATGTTGTAGGCGTTGTCATTGGTAATAATATGTCTGCTAAACCACCATAATATTGGTCTAAAACATAATCAACATTTTTAGGTGAAGCAAAATTACTATCAGGTGCTACCTTACCAATAAGTTGTGCTAACTCTACTGCAATTCTTGAAGTTGTTTCGTCATACTGTTCAGTCTTAGGAAGATATTCCATAGCCATTGGTACTATTTTACCGCCACTCCATTTTTCATTACCAATAACATCAATTAAAGGTCTGAATATAGTATCTACCGGTGGTAATAATGAATCTGCTATTGTAGATTGGAAGCCTTCAAATGCCCCTGCTCCTTCTTCTTTAAAGTAAGCATTCAATGCTCGTTCAAAGTCAGCACTAAATATACCTGCTAAGTCTTTTGGTTTAGGTATTCTCACAAAAGAACCATCAGGATTTTTCCATAATATCCAATAGTTGTCCTTAATGCCTTTAGTGAGTTTTTCGTAATCTTCATCATCTCTATGTGCTAACCATAATAATATAGTTGATATAGTCAGCATAGTTATTGATTTAATTAATGTTTGTGTTCTTTCTTCCCCGGTAAACAATCCACGCCTTAATTTATCCATACCTTGTAACCCAGCATTTAGATAAGGAATAGATTGTCCTACTGCTGTATTCATTATTTCTCCTCTGCGTGAGAAATTTAAGGTAACATCATCAGCCCTACTCAAAGCATACAACGTTGCATCATAATCACTATCGCCACGATTTTTAGCAATTTTATACGCTTTATTGAACTCTGCTAATCTTGGTGTTGTTTCAATAGCATCATTAAAGTCAAGAATTAATTCTCCGATATAACTTAAAGCGTTCTTTGCTCCTACTTTTTGTCCTTTTCTATACTTAGTCAATCTTCTAATAAAGTCATTCTTAGTTCTTAATTCAGTAGTCATACTTGAACCATAAACACCGCCTATATCCCTAAATGTTTTATAGTTGTCATTTCCTCTTATAACGCTTGTTAATGCTTTTACATATTCGTATACATATTCAGCAGGATTCTTATAACTACCGAATATATATGCTTGCTGAAAGTCTCTTGGTGCGTTAAATGCAATACCAAATATAGGGTTAAGTCCTGTTGTCAATGCTGTGGTGATTCTTCGTATACTTGCTATCATCCTAACTGTTGCATCTAATTGCGTAGGGTTCATGTTAGTTAGTGAGTTTAAAAACGCTTTATCGAACACTTGATAGAATTGTCTTTTACCACTTTTAGTGATAACTCCTACAATTTCCTTATCCTTACTTTTCGTTAATGGTTTATAGTTTTCTATAAGGTCAGGAATTGAATTGATTATATCATCAATATTTTCAACATCTTCAAATTCAGTTTCAAGACTATCCTTAATTGATTGAGTAGATAGTATTTGCTTTTCCATATCCGGCGGTACTCTGTCTATGAATCCGCCTAATCCATCAACTGTGTTATAGTTTTCAACAATGGCTCTCATTACATTGTTTTTACTATAAGCATTTACCATTCTACTAACTTGAGTAATTATGTTGTCTATTGGACTTATAGTATCTTTGTCGCTTCCTTTTTCACTTAGTCTGTCAACTGGTGCTTTTTGGTCTGTTAAGGAACTGCTTGCTTGCTTACTCGAACCATCTTCTCTAACTCTGAACATTGGTACATAATAAGGATATTCTTGTCTCATTTTAGTGTAAATTTTCTTGCTATCCTCGCCCAACATATTTGTATCAACTACCCATGCTTTAAAGAATTTATCATACCAATCATATAATCGTTCTGATAATTCAATGAACTGTGGATATTGTTGTTCGATAAATTCTAAATCTTGCCGCATATCCTCAACATTATTGTAAACATCAGGACTGTAAATCATATGGTTTTTTTCAGCTAATGTAATTGCATGTTTTAATTTTAGATAATCCTCAAACGGCGTTACGTCTCTTTTAACATCATCAACAATCTTCTGCAAGTTATCATCAGTATCAAGAGGGTTATATTCTGTGTCTGTAAGCTGTCCTTTGATTATTCCTTCTATCCTTGCGTTATTTTTATATGTCCTTTCAACCAACATATAAGGATTTAAGGAAGCTGGCAACTTTCTACCTGTTAGCTTTTCAACTGTTTTAACGAACTCTTGAATAGGTGCATATCTGTCAAACAGTACTGAATTAGCTTTTTCAAATTTTATAGTCTCTGAAATTCTTTCGCTTACTTTTTTCTTTTGACTTAATGGTACTATTGTTGATTGTCTTTTCTCTGCACGTTCAGCATTTACCCATCTTAAAACATCACTTCTAATTTCTTGAATGTTTTTTAAATCTGTTTTGTCCAATGTACTTTCAAATAGGTTATAAAATTCTCCTGCAAATTCTTTTGCTGTTGTAGGGTCTGTTGTATAGTATCTTAAAAACTCTGCGATAGCTTCACCCGGTAACTCTCTCTTTTGGTAATTGTCTTTAAATGCAGGGTTCATTTTGTTAATCATGTCATTAATCAACTGCTTATTAAGACTATTGAATCCGTACTTTTTATCAAGATGATGTCCTAATTCATGCATTACCGTACCGATTTGATTGTCATATCTCAATCTTATAACCTCTGGCATGGTTTTATAATAACCTAAATATTTCTTGCTTCTGTTAAATTTCTTGCTTGAAGTAGGTACTCCAAATTTTTTAGTTATGTCTTTTCTTATGTCAGTAGGTTTTTTTAAAGGTCTTGACATATCAATTAAATCTGAATTGTTTACTCCTGTGTAGCTTTCTCCGCCTTTGTAGGCTCTTGTTTGTCCTTTATTACTTTGAGTATCTCCTGTACTTTCTTTTCGTTCACTTTGGAAAAGCGTAACTTGGGCGTTATCTTCACTTTCTAACCTCCTTAATGTAGCTTCTAATACATGAACTTTGTCTGGTGTTTCCATTTCGCCAAACATATTTATTTGATTCGGATTGCCTAAATTTTCTATACTGTCAAATAGTTTATTTAATATTGTTGTCATTTTCTTTACACTTCTGTTATTAGCATTGAATATAGCAATTATATCTTTAATCAATGCAGTATCTTCATTATCGAATAAACTTTCTTGTTGTAAATATAATTCTACGTCTTTCCCTGTTTCTTTTAATGCCATAAACTCATTGGCTGCTTGTGCGATATCGCTTGAATAATCAATGTTATACAAATTGCCTTTTGCTATATTAGTTTTAATATCAACTATCTTTGGTGCTATTGCTAACATTGTATTAATAATGTTTTTTGCATTGTTATCTAAACTTTCAGCTAACTTATTCATTAAGTTTATATCGCCATACGCTTTATAGAATATGGCATTTCTTACTCTTGCCAATCCTTCTTGGGATAACTCGCCTTTATCTGTTAAATATTTATTCTGCTCATTCTTTGGTATAACTTCACTGATAAATTTTCCAATAAAACCTTTATTATCTGTTGTGTTAATTATACCATTCTCATTAGCGACAAACAATGACAAAACTTCATTAGTTAATTTATCTGCGTCTGAACGTGCTGTTTCTGTTGCACTCATTGTTGCTATTGAACTTTCATTAGCTTTTTTAACAAACTCTGCTCTATTTACTTCCGTTGTTCTTCTTCTAATTAATACAGGATTTTCTGGCAAATTGTTTGTGTCGATTCCAAAAGTTTCAGCATTGGTAATTAACCAATTTTTGTATTTCTGTGCATTTTTATGCTTAGACTGATACATTTTTGCAAGTGCTATTGTTCTTCCGTTTCCGCTTTCAACTATATTGTCATTGCCTACTATTGGACTACCGTCTGATATTTTAGGGTTCTCGCCTAAAAATTCTGGCTGTAAGTTATTGACAATGTCATTTACTTGCAGCTGTGAAGCTGTTCTTGTTCGTTCTCTCGGTTGTAATTCACTTGGGTAATTATTATTCACATTTAAGTTGGTATCGTGTGAAGTTATTAAATCATTAGCATTCACGACTTCATATACAAACTCAATAGCATTTCCTTCGTTGTCTTTAGCTATTCCTGTTTTCCCTAATACTTTTGTGTCGTTTTTAACTGTTTCCGTTTTGGAAATTGTTGTCAACTCATAATCGTCAATCTGTTTATCTGTTAATGGTTTGTCATACTCAACATATCCCCATGCTTCTAATCCGTCAACTTCTTGTTTGGTATCAAATGATACTGTGTTTTTACTTCCTCTTGGAATAGCACCGGGAGCAGGTGGTCTTTGTGTTAGGTAGTAACGATATGTTATATCTTCAGGATTTACTTCGTTAGTAATATATTTTCTCTTTAATCCCGGATAATCATTAAGAACTTCTATTGGAACATTTTCTCCCTTAATTAATGCTTGTTCTACTATATCGCCATGTTTTGTTGTTAGATATTTTCTATTTGTATCTATTGTACTTTTCAACTGCTTTGATTCTTGTGCTGTTTTTCCTTTAGCAGATACAACAGAACCTGAACTTTCCATGTATTCTTCTAATGTCATTTCCCAAGGTTCTTTGTCCTCTGTTTTAATATCTGATTTATCTTCCTCGACTATTTGCTCGGTAGGAATAGTTTCGTTCGTTGTAGGCTGTTCTGTGGGTTGCATGGGTGTTTCTTGCGTTTCTACAACATTATCCGTTTCTTCTGCAACATTTGTTGCATTGTCTATTTGTTGCATTTCTGTAACATTATCATTGCTATCTTGTAAAACATTTCCTAACCTTTTCAATCCTCCTTCTGTATAAGATTGTTCTTGATTTGTTTGAGTATTTTTAACTGTGAATAAATCACCCTCTTTGGATATTACTTCATAAGTATTCCCGTTCTTTGTTTGTATTTTTGTGCCGATAGGATATTCTTCTTGAATTTGCATATCTTGTTCCATATCTTTAAGATAATCTTCTGCTGTCGGTTGTTCTATATCTTTCTGTCTTAATTCTTCAATAGGAATTATATTGTCGATTTTGTTGTCGTCAACAATTTCGTTAATGTCCTCTGTAACGTCATTATCGCCTATTTGAGCAACGTTTGTATCTTGTTCGATACTTTGTTCGACTTCGTTAGTTTTGTTCGTCTGTGGCTGTTCTATGACTTTGTAATTACTAAGTCTTTCGATATGCCCGTCAACATATTCTGAAAGTATAGGCATTAACTTTTTAACCTTTTCCAAATTAGTTACCATAGTATTTATTGCTTGTTCGTCTATCTGTCCACTGTCTAAAACAGTGTATAATTGATTTAATCCTGTGTCGATTGTATTTTGGAATCCTTGAATGTCAGGCTCTATATTTTCATTTGTCATTACTGATTGAGTTTTTGTTGGTGTTTCTGTCGGTGTTTGATTGTTTCCTTGTAATAAAACTCCACCGCCCATAACTCCAGATATACCTGCGCCTAATAATCCACTATACAATACTTCTTCTATTGTAGCCCAATCTGCATTTTGGTCATAAGTCAATTTTTTAGCAACAGGATTTAATATTTCAGCAATCATTTCTTCTGCACCTTCACCTGCCATATTAGCAATATAAGTTAATGCTTTTGCTAATCTCGGTGAACTTGCTATACCTTGAGCTAATTTCTTTATAGTATTATCAGCTACACCACCCATTCCTAATTTTTCAGCCATTGGTAAACCACCAAATAACTTTTCTGTCGCTATTTCTATTCCTGCTGATATTGCTCCATAAGCTATCTGTTGTCCTATATCAGCACCTTCTTGTCTTGCTTCGCTTGCACTTTGTCCAAATACTCTTGTACCTAAAACAGGCAACATTCCAACTCCTGTTACTGCTGCTGTTCCTATGTCAGCACCCATTTGTCCTGCACCTGTTAAAATATCATAAGCCACTCCGCCTGCTGTTCCTAATCCTTCTCTACCTTTTGCGGTATGCTCGCTTCCTTTGGCAAGAAGTTTGTCAGCAAGCTGTAGTATTTCAGCGATTCTATTATCTTTGTATTCAGGATTGTTTGGATAAAAGTCTTTAGGCGAAATAAAACTGCTTTCTGGTCTATGATTAACTTCTATATCTGAACCTATACTCGCTATTGTTCCGATACTACTTAGGTTACCACCTGCCCAATTATATCCTATTCCCTTTATACCGTGTTCTACTCTATCAGCTAAAGTTAAGTCTGTTGGTGTTGATTGAATAATAGGTTTTGGTGTATAAGCACTTCCTTGTTGTCTTTCGTGTTGTGTTGTTCTTCCTCTTGTCGGTATAGTGATATTAGACAAAATGTCCACTAACTCCATTTCTGGAGTAGTGGACTTAGGAGGTTGATAATTTATAGCATTGGTGTCGGGGCTTCTTGAAGGAATATGTGTCGGCGTATATGTCGGTGTAATTATTGGTGCGTTAGTATCTGGACTTCGTGAAGGGGTAGGCGTAACTGATAGATTATACTTTTGTGCAACTTCTGGCTTTATCATATCAAGTGTTACTTTTTTACTATCTACCATGTATTGATAAAGGTCGCCCTTTTGCTGTTCTGTTAACTGTGATTTGGTAATTTCGCCTAATTTTAGCTTCTTATATAAAATTTCGCCATTTTTCATTTAATCACCTCTTATTGTTGCAACCAATCAAATATCTCCATATCGTATTGATTTGCATTAGTGTCGGGACTTCTTGAAGGAACGTGTAGATAATTTATATTGGTATGGTTTTTTATCTTGTTTAAAACTTTCGTATCGCCTGTTTCCCAAAATTCATATAAGGTATTTATAATGTCATTTAATTGTGTTTGCGTATATCCTTTAGGGTACATCGAACTTGCTATTAGTCTTGCCTGTTGAGTAAGTTCTTGTAAGTTTAAATCAGGCGACTTACTACCTGAACTACCTGAACTACCTGAACCACCACCGGTATTTAACCTTGCGTATGTAGCAGTTGTTGTTCCCTCCGGCAATCCTAATGCTTGAGCTACCCAACCTGTTGCATAACCTAATTTACTAAACATATCCATAGCTTGTTTGTATAATTCGCTTTGTGACTTAGCTTCTGCTTCATTCATTCCTGCTATCTTTTGATTTCTTGCGTTCTGTAAGTAAGCTATCTTCCAATCATTTGAGGGGTCATTATCGTTTTGAAGCTTCAATATTTCTGCCATATAGTCATTGGAGAATTGCCCGATATTTTGAACATATCTATCTATCTCGCGGTTTTGCATATTATATTGAGTTTCTAATAGGTCTAACTGTCTGGCTATATTGTTAAAGTAGTCTTGGTCTGCTTGTCTTGCTTGGTTATACAGAGTATTATATCTGTTTAAATCACTTTGATATCGTCCTAATTCAGTATTGTATTGCTGTCCTAACAAATCGGCTAATTTGTTTATTTGTTGGTAATAGTTTTGGTTTTCTCTTTGCGCCATGTCAAAGTCTTGTGAATACAAATTAGCACCTAAAGCATTAATGGCATTTGCTTTGTCAAGTTCGCTTTCTGATATTGCTTGTGCTTTTAACGCTTCTACTGGTAGTTGTCCAAACATTCCTCTTGATATAGCATTTTTATTATACTGCTCAAGTGCTTGTTCTAATGCTTGATTATACATTCCACTTAATTGTGAGTTTGCCCTCGCAATAGCCTCGTCCATACTCATGTAGTCAGCACCTTGGTAATTCTGTACTTGACTTGTCAATGCGTTTAATTGATTTTGAATATCTCCAAAGTTGTAATTTTTCATATCTGGGTACGGTATATTTGGCATTTGTGGTTGATAGTTTTTCATTGCACTATATAAATCGCTTATTTCTTTTGAAAAGTCAGGTATTTCCGGTATTTGAGGCGTAACAGGTTGTACCTGATAGTTTGGTGTTAATGAATATCCTACTCTTTGCGAATCTTCTTGTAATCTTCTTAATAAGTCAACGTCATTATTCTGTAACGCTGTATTGTATCTATCGTTTTGTAGTTGAATATAAGCGTCATACCCTCCGGGGTGAACGTCTTGTATATATTGTTGGTGTTCGTTATATGTCGGTGTTGTAGGTTTAGTTGTTTTAGATGTAGTTGTTTTCTTTTTTGTTTTATTTGTGCTTGTTGAAGTAGTGTCTTTGGGCTGACTTGCTGCAAAAGCTTCCAATACCTTTAGTTGATTTTTCGCCCACTCTGCATTACCGCCGCCACCCGATATTAAATTGTTTAAATACTTTCTTTCATTGTCAATATTTGTATTTGCTCCATAAGTTGCCATGACATCAACTCCTTTCTATTTTAATCCCGTATCGGTTATGACATTGAGTTTCTTTATTTCTTTCAGTCCGGCATCGGTGATTATACATATTTTTTTTGCTTGTTTTAGTCCTTCGTTAGTTATTACATAGACGTTTAGTCCTACTTCGTAAGGAAACAAATAAGGATAACCATTGTTTATAGAAGGGTTTATTCCCCATATAGTATCAAAGTCCCAGTTTTCAAAGGTTAATTGCTGTTTCATTTCGGAAGTTGTTTTAGGAGTCGCATAATCATCAATTTTAGAATATACATCATAATCGTAATAACAATTTACAACTTGCGGTTCAACTGTGTAATAGAATGACGGCAATAAAAAGCTACCGACGTTGTTTTTATAGTAATCAATGTCTGTAACACAATAACAATTATTTATGTTTATTGTTGTACCAGTTACTCTACCTATAAAACCTGTAATATATCCTCTTGTTTGATGGATATTAAAAATACAATAACAATTACTTATATCCGTATGCCTATTGATTTTGGCTATAAATCCGCTTGTCGTTATGTCGCTGTCATTCATGTTATATATAATACTTCCCTCTGAATAACAATTATTAATATATGGTTTATCTCCAACAGGAACTAAATTATTATAGATAAATCCTATAAGACCACCTATACAACTATCATACAAGTTATAAGATGTATCATTAATTGTTATGATTGTATTAGAACGTAATTTTGATATATTGCTATAGTTATCACTACCAAACCATGTGTCAGAGTTATATACATATCCAATACAACCGCCCGCAGAAAACCCCCCTGCTGAAATTAAAATTATTTCTATGGTATTTTCTGTACTACAATTACTTATATGAGGATAAGTGTTGCTGGGAAAAAGGTCTCCTAAATCGAGTCTGCCTATTATTCCGCCAATACACGATTCATATGAAGATACAAATGCTTCTATACTCACATATATATGACAGTTATCAATAATATGGAGTGTGTCAACATCTGTGTTAACAAAAGCATATCCCGCCAAACCCCCACAATTATTACCACCTATAATAGAACCGTGTATGTTACAATTTTTCAATAATGCACTATAACAATATCCAAAAAATCCAACATAGCCTAATTCTGGTCTATTAATCATTAGATTAGTTATATTATAATTTCCACCATCATAACTACCTGTAAAGGGTGTTGTATCGTCCCCTATCGGTTCCCAATTTTCATATTCACTCAAATCAATATCATTTATTTGCAAGAAATGTGCCGATAAATAATTTCTAACATTATTCAAATCCTCCGCAGTCGCAATTAAATAAGGGTCTGCTTGTGTCCCTGTTCCACCTGAAAACATACAATCACCCCTCTATTTGAATTATAATATCATTTACATTTCCCATAGATACGTCAGGTTCGCTTGATGTTACAATTATATTTCTCAACTGTGCTGTTGGTAAATATTCCTCAACTAAACTATGAACCCCTTCATCATCAAGCATTATTTTTCTTTGTAATCCTGTATTACTTTTATTGTATCTGTTTTCAAGTCCTGTTTGGTGTTTATAAATACTTGCTTCACTTCCACCTGTGGGATTGTCAAATTCATCAACTGTTCCGTCTCCCATTCCTAATTTTAACATTACTCCTTTAATAGTACCTGAAAGAGTTTCTATGTCTTGAAAACCGAATACTGTTTTGTCGTATTGTGCAACAACTGTTTTAACCTTTACTTTATGTTCGTCTGCGTTAGTTAATATTAAATGTGGTAAAGCATCTTCCCAATTCTCATAACCATTGTCTGAATATGTCGGTTTAATATAGTAATGTAATCCGTCTGCTCCTTTTATTAACTTATATGGTTTATATTTAATTAAAGGTTCCCAATCTCCTGCTAAAGCTACTGGGTTTTGAATTGTGAAGAATTTATAAGCGTAAGCACCACGAACAGAAGTATAAAATATCTGTGTTTCTTCTTCGTCATTTGTTATTATAAAGTCTGTAGGTTTTAATGTTAATATCTGTTGATAAAATCTTAATCCTTCTTTTTCACTTTTCATGTAATTTCGTTCTAACTTTGTATTACCTATAACTTGTTCGTTATCAATTCTTACTCCTGTTAGATAATCTTCAAAGTTAGTAGTCAACACTTCTACGAATAAGTTTCTTATCCATGCGTTTACTAATTGTGCAGTATCAGCAGCAATAACGTCTGTATGAAGTATTGAAATATTATTATTATTTATAAATACATTACCTGCACCGCCAGCACCAACATAATCGTCAACATATTCTTTAGTTGTAGGGTGATATAGTTGTGTAGGTACATATGGTATGTTGTTTGTTTTTGATAGTACGTCTTTTAGCCATGCTTTATTTTCATAGAGATTGTCTAAGTCAGTTTCTATTGCGTCTGGACCTGCTGTATTGATACTTTTATCTCCTACATTTGCATTAAATAACCTTGTTTCTCTCACGTTATCACCTTCTTTAACTAAAATTTATATTTGCAATAGGTTGGTGTGGTGTTAATGCTATGTAACTTATTGCAAATCCATATATAATAATATTAGTGTCTATTTCAGGATTAAGAATATTTGTAAATGTAATTGTTATTCTATTTCCTTTTTCTCTTATAAAAGCACTTTGTAGATTAGTTGAATAATTCCCCCAAGGGCTTCCCCATAATGCGCCCCATACTAAACCTATGTTGAGTTTTTGAAGATTTATAAGCATTGAATCTAACTCTATATCATCTATTGCAATTCCTAAACTTAAATGTCTGTCAAAGTTTTCAGCACCTATATTTGCATTGATGAATATTTTATCTATAAATTTTTGTGCTACATGATTATCTAATGCTAAGTTTGAAGTTGTCATTATGAATTTTATAGGAACTTCTTCTTCTGTTACTGGGTTAAAGTCAACATATTTTACATTTCTAAAATTCAAAGAATAGTTCATGCTTGCAAATTCTAATTGTCCGTTTCTTCTATATAGAAAATCATTTACTTGTATGTCCTCAAACAGTGTGTATGCTTTCTTGTCTACATAGTAAAGAAGTATTTTATTGTTAGGTTTTTTTACTTCTGTTCCAAAAGCTAAATAATATACTCCGTCATGGTAAACACTTACACATTTTGATTTATCGTCAATAAGTTTAATTGTATTCTCAACTTTTTCATCACTAATACATTTTACTGTTGAAGTATTTTGCATAGCAACTCCGTATTGACTTAATATGTTAGCACTTACTAAATACAATCCATTATCAGCAAGGTAAACAAAATTATAAAGATTTAATACTTGTACTGAATATTCACTTGCACAACCGTAAGGAATAGCTAATCTTCTCCATTCTCCGTCTGTTGATGGTTCTATCCCTGTGTATTCATACCAACTATGCTTATATCCTACTACGATACTATCTAATAAATTAAGTAAGCATACTACTGAACCTTCGCTTGATGTTGGTGATAATACGTTGAATTGTTTAAAGTAATTTAATTGGTATGGCTCGCTGAAATATACTGCATGAGGTTTCTTTGGGTTTCCTGTTGCAACATATCTTCCTGATTTAGTATGTTGAATAAATTTAGTACAGTTTCTTACTTCGTTTAAAATATTATCGTCTGCTTCACCTTGAACGTCTGAATATACAACTATTGATACTCCTGTATCATAGGTTTCAACATAACAGTCCTCTCTGTAACCTATATTATCAGCAATAAAAGTAACTACGTTTTGTTTAGCTGTTGCTGAATATCCGGGGAATGTAGCTGTTGCAATTTTACTCGCTACTGTTCTTGCACTATCGCCGGAAGATAAATTAACATCATAGTTTGTCCCATGTAAATTAATCGTTATATATCCCGATTCTATTACGGTATTAAATACGCTTAACTTTACTATTTCTCTTTTCCCTGCTTCGTATGCTTTTAATATTCTTGCTATGCTTGAAGTTGCACCTACTATATCAGTACAATCTTCCCACCTTGCAGAGTTATTATAATTTTCAGCACTTAAATCTATTTCACCTAAATTTGCTAATGCCTTATAAAAATGCCCCCTTATCCCCACTGCTGAAAAATCGTCTGTTATTTGAACTATGTCATTTGATTTTATTGTTGCTGTTACGTTTGAATAATAGTCTTTACCGCCTATTTCATATATATTAGCACCGTCACATACATATAAAACGTCTTGTTGTTGGAGAAAATAAGCCTTATCGCTATTTAAAGGAAGTATCAATTCGTCATCACCAACTAAGTCCGTTTTATATAGTTTTTTGTTGTAAATTTCTAATATAATTGAATTGTCTCTGACTAAATACTCAAATCTTTGTGTTATGTTATAACCTTTATTATCTCCTATCGGTGAAGTTCCGTTTCTAATTTTTATCGCATTTTGTTCAGTTATAACAGCATTAGTCAATGCTGACAATTCATTGTCTTTTAAGCTATCTTCGGAAGTAGAATCATTATATCCACCTGAAAAGTCAAAATATCCTTTGTATTGTAATCTACTCATTTATCTCACCTCAAATCATTGGTGAATATTTTATTCGTTGTCTTGATTTTTTAATTGTTCTTAATTTTGTGCTTGCTAATCCTGATTTACGTCTGTATTCAGCTAATAGTAAAACTTTATGATTTCCTTCTGTTAAATCTTCGTGCATGAATATTCTTGTCATTTCTTTATAAGCTACATAGTAAGCCAATGCTTCATGGAATAATTGATTTATTCCGGGAGTGTCTGTTAATGCAGTTACATTGTCTTGTGTAGCAATATATTCTACTTTATGCTCTCCTTCTGTTGGGAATTTTATCTGTCCGTTTTCGATTAAAAAATCATCTTCAAGTACATTTCCCTTGAAACACCTTTTTATAGCTATACAATTATTAGGTAAGTCTGTCCAAATATCTTTTGTTCCATATAGATAAGTGACTTCTTTCTTCCCTGCTTCGTCATATTGAATTGCTAAATCGTTCATTGCTTCGTTTATATACATTAAAACATAAGCGTCTGGTATTTCTCTTTGTCCACATAGTACCAACGCTAAGTTTTTAATTTCTTGAACAGTCATAATTACCTCCTAAAAGTGCTTGGTTGTTTCCATTTTCACCACTTCTTTTACGAAATTTTCTCTTAAATCTTGTTCCTTTTTTGCTTTTTCTATTTCGTGTTTCAGTTTGCTTTCTTCAACCATTTTCATTTTCTTTTCAAATTCTATTACTTTGTTATCAGCTTGTTTTAGTTTATAAAAAACATCTTCTAATTTATCGCTTGATACACAGTAAGTTACTTTTTTAGACGGAAAGAAGGTACAAGAGTGTACCTCGTACCTTCCTTCCTTTGGGTTGAAGAAAAGAATTAAATCATCATCATATTCTCGCAAATCATTAGCAATGTTATAAACATCATCTTCCATCAGTCGGTAGCCTAACTTTCGTAAATGATTAATCAATAATCCTTTTCTATTCATATGAACTCCTTATTGAGTAATGTTGGTTATTCTTGTGTTTGCACCCGGTTGTTTACACATGATTTCAGCATAGTTAGTTAAAATAGCTTCGTATGCTGCTGTGTTAGCAACTGGTTTCAAGATAGCACCATCCATATCCATCCAATCAAACAATTCACCTATTGACAACAATTCAAAGGTATCTGCTATGTTCAAAAAGTCCATAGTTGTATCACCCTGATATTTGTCTTGTTCTACCGGTATTCCATTATAGGACATAGTAACATGCCCTGCGTCATATCGTGTTTCAATTTCAGAATATCTCTGGAACTGTGCTAAATAGTTTTTAAGCACTCTGTATGCTCTGTAACCTGCCAAAATAACTTCTGGTTTCTTACCTGATTTAAGGTCAACCCTCTGTATTGCTTGTTCCATAGTTTCATCATCTAATGCCACTCCGTTAGCATTAATAGCACCGGGATTAAACCAAGTGTTGTTTGCTCTGTCTACTGTATAGATAGTGTTGTTGGGTGTCATAATAGCGTCAAGCCCTGTTATTTCTAATCCATAAGAACCCGAAATACAGATTGCGTCATTTACTGCGGCTGCTGCTGTTAATACCGGAGTAACAGTAATCTTGCTGTTAGCTTCGTCTATTGCTGTTATGGTATGTCCTTTGTTTTTGGCTGCGGGTGTGGTAACTGTCATGTCTATCGTGTCAATTACCATACCTTCTGCAAAGTATCTTGTGTTGTCTACTGCTATAACAGCTTGACTTGCTGCTGCAACTGCGGTACAACGTGCCAATGTTCCTGTTCCATCACCGAACATTTGACGGTTAAGATTGTCTTTTGCATCTCTAAACATTTCTTTCATTTCAAGGTCTAAAGCGTTCACGAATGAAGCTCCTGTTGCACTTGACTTAATTAGTCTGTCGGACAATGAAATTCTTGCATACAAGTTTTTAGGCACTACATTAATTTGTAACCTGCTTGCTGCTGCTGCGGTAGGCAATGTTCCTAATTCTGTCCTTGAGCCAATACCTCCGCTTCTACCGAATGTTACAAGGAATGTTTCGTTTGCTCCCATTGAAGGAGAAGTATTTTTCTCCATTAATTTGTAGAAGTAAGATAGTTCCTCGTTTAATTGGCTCTTAAAGCCGGGAAGGTAGTCATTCTGCAATATTGCGTTTAAATTTGCTATTGATATAGTCATTTCCTCTCTCCTTTTTTATAAATATTTAACAGTTTAATGTCTTGTTTAGGACAATAAAAAACACCTACATGGTGCTTATTGCTGATTTAACATTTGTAATCTTCTTATTGCTGATAATTTTGCTTCTTTCATGTTCTTTGGAAGCTCTCCGGTACTTGCAGGAATTTGTGTTCCCGTCTGGTTGTTCCCCATTAAAGGTGGTAATTCTTTTCCTGTTCCGTTATTCAATCCCTGTTGATACTCTTGAATTATTTGCTGTCTGATAGCTTCATTTTGTAGCAACTGATTTTTTAAATCCTCGTTACTAAGTATTCCTTCGACTAAGTTTCCACCATTACCAAGCAATGAATTTGATATTACGGTTTTATAAGCTATGCCAAGTGGGTCTTGAGTATTTACCAATCCGGGATTTTCTTGTATCACTTGAACTATCTGTGGTAAATATTTTTGTGCTTCCGGATTGGCTGACATGAAATTTCTAACATTGTCTTGCCATGATAACCTGTTGTTTAAACTTTGCGTCTGTTGAATTAATGGGTCGTACTGTTCTTTAATTTCATTTAATGCCTGTTGTTTAGCTTCCTCTTGAATACGTCTTACAAACTCTATCGGATTATTTTCAAATTGCTGTCTTATCTGCTCGTTTTGTGCTTCAATTTGTTCCTGTGTTGGTTGGTTCATTCTCTGTTCAATCGGTGCAAGCCTTTGATTTAATGTTTGGTCTATTCTGGCTGACAAATTGTTGACTAAACTATTAATATCTATCTGCGGTTGCTGAACGGGTGCTTGTCCTGTTGGTTGTGCCTGTGGCGGTTGTCCTGTTGGTTGTGCCTGTGGCGGTTGTCCTGTTGGTTGCTCTGCAAACAACTGTAAGTTAAGTTTCTGCATAAATTTTCGTAACATTAAATTCCTCCATTCTCTTGTCTTTTTTCTAAATCAATCGGTTTGCCTTGTGGTTTTGGTTGCATTTGCATTTGTTGTTGCATCATTGCTTGTTGAATATATTTCATATGTTCTGCTATGTGCATTTTGAATATCTCTTGAATTTCAGGCGGTAATACCTCAAATTCTGAACTTAGCATAAATTCTCTATGCGTTTCTACCGCAACATCATGCAACTCGAAAAACTCTACTGGCTGTGGTTGTCCCATTGACATTTTTATATTTTGTTCATTACTCTTTGTTTTTTCAATCCGCTTGGAATCCATTCCAACATTCGTGTCTCCAAATTCAAGTATTTCAAGTATTTTACTGTCGTCAATCGCTCCTCTTTCATCTCTGAACATACCGTACTGCAATAAATTAATTATTAGGTTTCTTCTCTGTGATAAACTTTCGCTTATTCTTGCAACACCTTCGATAATAATATCGTCTGCTGTTATAGTGTTTTTGTTCCAATAGATTGTTTTAACTGAATTTACTTGTCCTACTACTCTAAGTATTCTTTCGTTTTCTGCAAATTGTTTATACAGATATAATGTTTGTCTTGCTACTTCTAACATACTGTCTTGAATACCAACTGCCGTTAAATGTAGTCTAGTTTCGTCTTGTTCGTTTAAAATATTTAATGCCCGTCCGCTTTCAACTCCCGTTGGTACTGTGCTATCTCTTGATATTTCACTCACTCCACTTATTTTAGTGAAGTTTACTAAATCGGTTTGCTCTTGGTTGAAAAACTCCGCGGGCATGCCTTGGGATTGCATATATGTAGGAATTTGCGTTCCGTCTGATTTATTATAAATAAGCATATCTCCAGGTGCTATTCCTTCGCTATCAAGGTTATTTAATTCTGCGGTAGCTGCGTCTACGATAACAACTCCTATTGCAGCAGATTTCATATATTCGCTTATACGGTTTTTAATGGCATTGTAACGTCTTTGAACAGGTATTAAACTGTCGATAATAGTTTTCCCCCAAAAGTACCCCGGTCTAATGATTGAACGCTGTAAAACAAATGGTAACGCTCTATTGTTGTATTTTGAATTAATATACGGTAAATCTCCTTCATATAAAAGCTTATCGTGATAATCGCAACATATAATTAGTTTCCCGTCAGGAAATTCCTTTGAAGGTATCTCGTAATATTCATACAACATTATTACTTCATCTTTTTGTTTTGAATCAACTCCCATTTTAGAGTTATTAAGATTAAATAAAGCATTTCTGCCAAATATGTTAAGTTTAGTTCCTTGTAAATCCACTCCAAAGGTATCGTATATATAATCAACATCAACTGCCCTTGCATGGATAATTGATTTACAGTATTTAATATCGGAATTATACGAACTATCGGGAAATATCTCAAAAGGTGAACATACTACATTAACCGGTTCTCCTTCTCTCTGATAGACGGGTCTGCCTTCATTGTCCATAGTAAGTCCTAACTTCATTCCCTCATTTGGATTCCAAATATTTTTCCATATTGCCGTTCCCGTAGTTTCAGCCCATGCGTTAGCGGTAGATTGTGCTTTGTTTAATTCGTTGCTATTTGCCCATGAATCAAGTATTTTTGTTGTTATATAGGCATTATTAACATCATCTGCGTCTTGACTTGAAGGTCTTGCTTTGTATGTTTGATTTAGTCTTGACAGTTTTGCTAACCTTGTAAGCCATATAGGCAAGATATGATTGTATGCTTCTCTTTCCTGTGCTTTTAACAGTTTAGGATATTCAACTAAATCATTTGTAATATTACAAATATACTGGTATTGCTCTCCTTCGATAAAAGCCATATTTAATTGCCACCTTAATTCAAAGTACAAACGTTCCATACGTCTACGCTCATATTCATTTTTTACATAAGCAATTTTATCAGTTTCGGTAATCAACCTTCTTTTATGCCTTCGTGGCTTCTTTTCGTCATAATGCTTATAAGCGAAACCTTGCATAAATTGTAAAGGAGTGCTTATTTTTCCGTATATGTCGTTATACAAATTTCATCACCACCTTTCGTGGTTTGTTTTTAATTAAGAACTCCGTTGTACTTATCATCACCCAATATTTCAGCATCAGTAAGTATTTTGGGTTCTTTTGACTTTGTTAAAGTTACATATTCAGGTGTGTTTTTTGCCATTATTCTGTTGAGATAGTCTGTTCTCTCTACGCTAAACTGCTTGTCTTTTTTATTAAGACAAATTACTAAAAAAATAACAGTTATTGCAAATATCGCAAATAAAACCGCTACGAATATCATAAAATTTATATCCATTTTACCTCCTATTTAAACCTTAATACGTTGTGTATTCGTCTTGTATTCTCACCTTGGAATACATATTCCCAATTAAAGTCTTGGAAAGAACTACCTCCGCCATCCACCGATATTGCAATATCATACGCTTCACCTGTTGAATTATCAGAAATTATTTTAATTAATTCGCCATGGGAAACATTTGGAACAGTCAATAAGTAGCATTTATTTAATCGTTTATTATAACCTAATACGGATTTATTAGTTTTTCTCAAAACGTCTGTGAAGTCTTTCCATTCGCCTTTAAGGTTATAACCTGCTTTAAATCCTTCGCTTACAGGACTATAATAAAAATTAGGGTCTTGTGTATTTCTTAATCCAACACCACCAATAGCCAATCTTACTTTACTTAAATCTAATTCTGATAAGAATTTAATTCTCTTTAAATCAACCGTATTGTCTTTATATACTATGAAAACCGATTGTGGGGTACCAAAGTTCCAATAATGATTAGCCGTATCTTGATACGTCTTGCCTTCAACATATAAAATACTTGTAGAATACAAACTGCCTTTACCATCAGGATAAAAGAATGTTCCATTTATACAATCGGTAAATTCGACAATATCCCATATCCTTTTGTTAACAATTTCATTAGTTAGTTTAGAAGGATGCTTTTTCAATTCTGTCATTCCGTTGCCGTATCTTTTAAATTCGGTTTTCATATCGTCAACTTCTTGCTTTTCTTCTTGATTAATTCCAAAGTATTCAAGTATGCCCTCTGTTATTTCGTCAGCACATTCTTGTCTGAAATCTTCTTGTTTTAAAAGATTAGCCTCATCAAGATTAGTCATAAATGCACATTCAACCAAACAAGACGTCATATTGCCCCTTAGAATGTCAAAACAAACTTCTTGGACACCTCTATCAACTTGTGTAGTTCCACCCTTTAAATGCTTATGTATGGTCTCTGCAAGTTTTCTTTCGGCAGGAGGGGATGAACAACAAAATGTACTTACACCTTTTGCATTATTAAATGATTTTCCATCTCCGTAAGCGTTAGCATGAACAGATATTAAAATACATTTACTGTTTTCTTTGCCAAAGTAATTTTGGTGGTCTTTCCATGCTTGATTAGCTCTTGCAATTCTTGTATTTAAAGGAACATCATAATTTTCTTCTGCTGTAAATGCTACATCAACATTCGGTATGCGTTTTAACTTTTTATACATAAGTGCAACAACAGCATCATTGAAATTATTCTCATATAAAACTGAACCATCAGGAAATATAGGCGTTCTCTTACCGGGAGTAATAGGAGCAATGCCGTGTCCATCATCTAATATAACTAAATATGTCAATCTTATTCTACCCCCTGTTGTTCGGCTTTCTTATTCATAACCTCTAATGCTTTTTTAATAATAGAAGGAACGGGTAAACCCATTATCCCTGCGTTTTCTACAATACTAACAGCTTCGTTTATACAATAAGCTATGACAACCGCATTTCGTATAACGTCTGTACCTGAAAGCTCATCAAGTAATGACCCTACTAACACCATAACTAAAGCCATACCTTTCCTACATAACCCTTTAAATCCCGCACGGGATTCTAACCTTCCGTTCTCGGTCTTTTCCGATTTGTGGAACACGGCCGCCACTAACATTCCCGTGAAATAGTCCGCCGCCATAAAAATAATTAAAGTCTGCAAGGCTGCGTCCCACCCCCCTAAGTATTTTGCAATTACGCTCCCGACTATGCCGAGAATGCCTAATACTGTCGTTTTTATAGTATTCATGTTATCCATGTGTTTTCCCCTTTCAAATTTTACTTTCGCTTCTAAATTTTTCTTTTGTTGCCTAATTCTTATTCGGATATATAAATCCTGTTATTTGCTCATATTCCGCCTCTGTTAATCCGTTTGTTTTGCCAACAACGTTCCATACCCTCTGCAAATCCCAAAGGCTATTATCGTAATAAAACTTAACTCTATCAAACCAACTCATATTTCCACCCCCGACATGATAGATAGATAATCAATATCTACCCTTAATCTTAAGTTGTCCATTAATTCTTGTCTTTGCTTTTCTTGTAAATAGGTTTGTTCACCTTTGCTGAATACTGCTAATGCTTCATCATAAGAATCAAACTCTAATCCGTTAAACCATTCATTTTCCGTTTGGTTTATTGCTTCTGTTGTAAAGTCAATGTTCTTGGCGGTTAGCTTTTGCTCAACTTCGTTTTTATGTCCTTCTGATATACAATCTTCTTGTATTTCTTGTTCATCTTCTTGCCATGTGACTTTATATCGAATTAACTCGACTTTTTTCCCTAACATTCTAAACATATTACTACCTCCTTATGACGCATCGAATTTATTGTTAACAAGCGTGTTGCCTGTACCGCCCCCGTTTGTAACAGCTTTGCCCATACAGTTATTCATAGCAATCAGGTTATAGCTGTTACCTGTCCCACTGAGCTGTATTGTATGCTGACTCGCAGTGTAGTCCGTTGTTAAGCCGGTGCCACGAATACAGGTGTTGCCAGTGACCGTGTTGTTGCTTGCTTTGTATAAGTAGATGCCACAGCTATTGTTATTGTTGCAGGTGTTGCCGGTGACTGTGTTGTTGTTGCTTGAGGAGCCTAAGTAGATACCATGGCTATTGTTATTGTTACAAGTGTTGCCGGTGACGGTGTTGTTGCTTGCTTTGTATAAGTAGATGCCACAGCTATTGTTATTATAGCAGGTGTTACCGGTGACTGTGTTGTGGCTGCTTGAGGAGCCTAAGTAGATGCCACAGCTATTGTTATTGTTGCAGGTGTTACCGGTGACGGTGTTGTTGCTTGAGGAGGTTAAGTAGATGCCAGTGCCATTATTGTTGCAGGTGTTGCCGGTGACTGTGTTGTTGCTTGAGGTGTTTAAGTAGATGCCATAGTTATTGCTGCTGGTATAACTTGTCTTGTTTCCATCTACTTGCAAATTAGCAATCTTACAACCACTTCTACTCGTTAGCGTTATTACTCCTTCTCCAGTGCTTGAGTCATACATCCTCTTTAGTATAGTGGCATTGCCATTTCCTCTAATGCTTACATTATTTTTAGCAACATTAATCTTTGCGGTAATATTGTAAGTCCCATCTAAGATTACAACCTCGCCACCAGTTGCAGGTAAAGCGGTTATTGCAGCGTTTATTTCCGTTTGGTCTGCCGTACCGTCGCAAAGATAATCACAGTCAGCAGCAGTCCAACCTGCGGTTGATGTACCAACAACGAACCTAACCGTTTTTTTATGTTGCGTACCATCTGCCTTATGTGCAATAACTTCGGCATCCAAATAATTTAAACTGTTCCATGCTGTTATACCATCACCAAATTTAAACTTATTTGTATCTGTTTCTAAGCCTATTTCACCTTTGCTTAATATAGGATTAGCACTTGTCCAATTACTTGCAGTATCTGCTCTATTTTTAATTTTTGCTGTTATTTCTTTAGCCACGTTATCACCTACGAATAAGAAGTTGTTGCTGTTCCACCATTTAAAATAAGTATATCTGTGTCGCTTATTTTTTTAGCAAGTTCTGTGTCAACGTAACTTTTGGTTGCATAAGCAGATAAATCTACAGTTCCACCTAACAATTCCCACGCTGTGCCATTCCAAGCATACTCTCCACTATCTGCTGTAACATGCCAAACATCACCTGTAGTATTGTCTATTGACGGTAAATCTCCTACTGTTGCTTTAGTTCCTTTCCATTTGAATACGGAAGTAACTTTTGTATCAACCTCTGTTTTAGTATAATAACTTGCTAATGCTGTGGATATTTTAGTATCTGCTTCGCTTGATGTTATCAAAGCATTAAAAGCTGTTGTCAATGCTGTGTCAAAATCTGTTTGTGATATTTTATCTTTATCTGCTAATGCACCTGTTGGAACAACTATATTTACACCTTTACTTGTTATTGATAGTGCTACATTGTTTACTTTTATTGATTCAATTATATTGACCTGTGCTTGTGCTTCTATTGCTACTAATTTAGAATAATCGCTTTTAGACATTAAACCGTCTATGCTTGCAGAAGCCAAAGGAATGTCTGTCAAACTAATTCCTACATAATTTAATGAACTCCATACTGTTGTACCGTCACCGAACTTAAATTTATTAGTGTCGGTTTCAATACCTATCTCGCCTTTACTTAGCACGGGATTAGCACTTGTCCAATTAGTAGCAGTATCGTTTCTTGTTAGCAGTTTAGCAACTATTGTTTTAGACATATTATCACTCCTTTTCAAAATCGGTTGTTGCGTTTCCTCCTATTATTGCGTCAATTTCTATGGAAGATAATCCAAGAGGTTGATAGATAACATTGTCGTTATCCCACACATACATCATGTATTCGTCTTTTGTTATATAAATATAATTTACGTTTCCGATTGTAGGAAGTAAATGTTTGTTGTCAACATATATAATAAAATCTCTTATACTTGAACTTGAAAACACTATTTGACTTCCTAACTTAGAATTATTTATTTTTTTTTCTAATTCTTTAAGCTTTAAATTTAATCTTCTATTATCTTCTAAAGGTAGTGATTTTAATTGTATCATTGTATCACCTACTTATATTGTAGTCTTTTCCCACCAATTAATATCACCTGTTGTTTTGTTTTCTGTGGAATATATGAATGTTTTACCTGTGTTAAGTTCGTAAAATTCGCTTCCATTTCCTATTCTTAATGTTCCGTTTATATCGTCAACTGGTTTATCATCTGTTGCTATGCCTTGCAATTTTTTCCAAAGTCCTTTGGTTTCAACTACTTCTACTGCCATAATTTCCTCCTTTCCTTCTAAATCATCAATCCTGTGATTAGCAACTTTTATTTTTCCGTCAATTAAACATACGTTTTGCTCCACTTTATACATTCTTTCAATTATGCTGTTGTGCTTATCAACTTTGTTTTCAAGCTGTTCTAACCGATAAACTACAAGTGCGGTTGATTTTCTTTGTGCAAAATAACTCCCTAACAAAGTACCGGCAAATGCTATTAAAGCTACAACAATATTTTCACTCATCTCTCGCCTCATTCTTAATATTAAAAAAGAGACCTTTTTAAAAGTCCCTTAGTCCACTACTAAAGGAAGTCCTTTTAATCTTAATGGCATAGTATCACCTTCTTTTTATTCTGGCTCACCGTCAGCAGATATGCCAGTGTATATTATTGGTTCCGTTGTATCATTTGCGTCATATCGAGCCAAGGCTACTATATTTATGCTGGCCGGGATTGTCATACCCGTTGAAGCAGCTTCAATCATCCCCATAACCATCAGACCAATATTTATACCTGAATGGCTACTAAATAAAACTGTAACATTCATCCCCATTGACGGAGATAACACATATGTAAAAACACTCGATAATCCAAGCATAGGTGTAAATAAATCCTCTATAGAAATATTAACCGCTGTTTCGATATCAAATCCTTCATGTGAATCGTCGTTAACCATAACCTCTATATCCGGAATAGATAACATGACTATATCGCCGCTTCTAATAAGTTTATAATACACTTTTATTTCATGAGAAACAGGCTCACTGTACGAAAAGCTTTCTACCACCAAATCGCTTATATCAGATTCTCCACCAGGATATAATATATAATTTGCTCCACTTCCACCTGTTCCATCTTGTCCAGGCGGACCGCTTCCAATTATGTCAACATTTATTGTTAAGTCTTTCGTTATCGTTGCTTCTATTGTTCCGCCTTCGGTTATAATACAATCTATATTAATCATGTTGTAACCTCATCATCTATTGTAAATTCATGTGGTTTTATTATTGTTGTTACTGTTCCGTCTGCTCGTTTTAATTCAATATCATAAACGTACTTTTTAAATTTTAGACCTTTTGTATCTTCTGGTCTTATTCCTATTACAGCATTTCCGTCAGTGAATTCTGTTATTATTCGTTGAAATGCTATTTTATCTGTATTTACATGGTCTTTTACTGTTAGGGTAATTGTATCTCCGGGAACTAAGTTTAAACCATTTACTGTAATACTTTCACTATCGCCTCTTGTCATTTTTATGTTTTTTAAATCGTTTCCATAAGTTTCTATTTTAAATCACCTACTTTTTCCACCAATGCGAGCTTGCTTGGTCTGCATTTTTTATTGAATATATGAAAGTGTCTCCTGTGTCAAGTTCGTAAAATTCGCTTCCATTTCCTATTCTTAATGTTCCGTTTATATCGTCAACTGGTTTATCATCCGTTTTTACGCCTTGCAATTTTTTCCAAAGTCCTTTGGTTTCAACTACTTCTACTGCCATTTTTCCTCCTTTAAAAAAAGGCTAACTTTGTTTGTTAGTCTTTTATGATAATCCTACTTCTTTAAGTGCCAATTTATCATCAGTGCCTTTTATACAAACATATACTTTGTCTGCTGCTGATGCTCCACCTTCAATAAAGAATAATTTTCCTCTATCGGTTGCTGTTAATTTCTGCGGTACTGCACCTAATTTAAAACCTCTTACTGAATATTTTTCTAAATTTTCAAATCTTGAATAACAAGTTTTTATAGCCATTTATATTTCTCCCTTCTTAATTTAATATTGATTTCTTTTTATCTGTTATATTTGATGGTTCTATTGCTGTTGCGTTAGCTGCTACTGCTATTTCAGCAAGGATTAATCCACCTGTTGGGGTAGATGGTGCTCCGGGTACTTCTGCTGCTGTTCCTGCTAAATAAGTTATTTCACCTGTTGAATTTACATAGATAATATCTTTTCTTGCATTGGTTGTGTCTGCTGTGTCAACCGTGATTACATCTGTATCTACCTCAAATCTATCTCCGTTTTGCATATATATAATACCTTCTGAAACATTAACCGACATATCTGGTGTATCTTGTGCTGTTACCTCTAAACCTGATACAACTCCATAAGAAGTTTTTTCTTTTATCTGCGTTAATAACTCATTTATTGCATCCACTAAATTTGTTGCTATTAGTTTTCTTTTATCTGTTATGTTTGCTGTTTTTATTGATGTTGCATCTGCTGCTACTGCTATTTCTGCTAACAGTTGACTGCCTAACGGTGTAGCCGGTGCTTCTGGTTTTGCTGCTGCTGTTCCTTGCAAATACCCTAAAGTGCCTGTTGAATTAACAAATATAATATCTATTCTTGGGTTAGTTGCATCGGCTTCAAATATTACTAATCCCGGTGCTTCTGGTGTAATAAATCTATCTCCGTTTTGCATATAGATAATTCCGCTTGTAACTTTAACTGTCAAGTCTGGAACATCTTGTGCTGTTACTGTTAAACCTGATACAACTCCATAAGAAGTTTTTTCTTTTATCTGCATTAATAACTCATTTATTGCATCCACTAAATTTGTTGCTATTGTTTCTAATCTTTGCAAATCGCCTAATTGAAGTGTTGAACTTAATTTAAAAGCTGTTAAAGCTGTATCAACTTTATCACATTTATCATGCAATTCTTCAAATCGTCTAAAGTCCGACCTTACTCCTGCTCTTGGTAAACTCATTCTTCCTCACCTTCTCCCTCAAATTCAATCTCTTTTTCGGTTATAAACATTCTTGGATTGTCTAATATTACTTGGTGCAATCCTTTTGCAATTTCATCAACTATCATTTCTCCATTTTCGCCTAAGTCTAAAGACCTATCTCTTGCAATTCCATGTACCACTTCGTGTAAGAGTGTTTGTTCTTGTTGCTGAACGTCGCCCATTCCCATTTTTATTCTTATTACATGATTGTAATATTCAATAACTCCCATTACCTCTCTACCGTCTACCGTTAAAGTGTCGTTAGTA